CGAAGTCTGGGAAGATATCCTCTAGCTTTGTTCCTGGCAGTCCTTCAACTGCTGGGGCGTTATGCAAGAGATAACTCTCAAGCCTCCAGTCGTGATTCCCTCGGATAAGATGGCGCGTGAGCTTTTTGTTCTTTGAAGCCTTGACGTACTCACGCACCCGTTTTTGGGCATTAGACACTTCATCAACAATATGCGGGATATCCTCCGCCATCCGTTTTCCGTACCTTGAGACCGCAGGGCCGTCAAGTACGTCACCGTTCAGAATCAGTCCGTCAAAGTGATTGGAGGAAAGGACCTTGACGAAAGCCTCTTCGGCTCTGGAGTGAACATTCGGCCAGAGATGCAGGTCTGAAGCGATGATGTACCGCCCGACCGGGATTTGCTGGTGGTCAAGGTTTGGAATGTTCTTGTTGTTTCCAAGAGACGGCAATCCATCTCCGAAGAACTTTTCACAGTCCCGGCGCTTCTGGAAGGTCTGGCGCAATGTAATTCCGAACCTTGCCGCAAGTTGCTCGGTATTCCATCCCCTTTTCTTTGCCTCTAGCCACTCTTTGCGAAAGTGATTTAGGCCGTCGTAATTAGCTGGCCTCACGGAACTGCAAAGGGCCTGTTAACGGTATACATCGTCCTATCACTCGGGAGCTGAGGGCGCGTCGGAGCGCCAGGTCTAATAGTTCCCATAGGTACGTCAGAGCGAATAATGGGAGCTGGGAAATAGCTCTGACCATCCGAGCGAACAATCGGAGCTGGGAAATAATTCTGAGGAGCCGCTCCCGGCCTAACTACGCGAGGCATCGGAGGCGCGTATTGCCCCATATTCGTGGGCATCATTCCGGGCATATTAGGCTGCATCATTCCAGGACGCATCATCCCCTGCGGAGGCATCATTCCTCCAGGGCGAACAACCCGCGGCATAGGCGGAGCATATTGGCCCATATTCGTAGGCGGAGCAAAGTTAGGCATTCCGGGATTAGGCTGCATCTGAGAGCGCGCCTGCTGTAGATACGCCATCAAGCGAGGGTCGAGTAGTCCGAGGTTATTCATTTCTTTCCCTTCTCATAGGTTCGTGCTGTTGTGTAGCCAAGATACCCGGCGCTAAACGTCCACCATAGAGCTTCCGGGATTGCCTCAAAGCCCAGCTTCACATTCAGGAAAAATTCCCGCATGGCGTCAGGGCGCATGATTCCGATTGCTGGGGCAAGGATAACCAAGCCCAGCAGGATGAAGTAAAAGACGTAAAGGAAAGAAGGGCGGGCTCTAGAGGTCCAAGGGTCGGAGCTTCCCGCCTCGGCCTTAATAGCGCCTATGGCTATCTCTAGTTCCCGGAAAGCGCCGTCCTGCTTGAGGCGTTCAAGTTCAGCAGCAACCTGGGCCTTCTGGATAGGGTCAGGGAAGGCTTTGTCCAGAACCTTCCCAAACACAGCAGCGATGGTATCTGCAATCAATGGAACTGCGCCAGTTTTGCAATGGCCGCTCCTACTGCGCCAGCGGCCCCACCCAACAGCATCATTGTGCGCCAGCCGCCACGGGCTTCGTTCAGGATTTTGCTGATTTGCTTTATCTCTTGTCGAAGTTCAGCAATCTCTTTTTGGAGGGCTTCAATCTCGGCATCGTGCCGACCTATGTCTCTCGATAACTCCATACCGTCCTCACGCAGCGTTCACGCGGTTGAGCCATCCAATCAGAAAGCGCTCTTGGTCTGGCTTTTTTGCCAGCGTGTAATAGTGCGCTTTCTGAAGGGCCTTGAAATCCTCAACTACCTTTGACGTTGCCGACTCTCTGTCAGCCTCGTAAATCGCGTGCAGGGTATGGTTCCCTGCTTTGCCATCTTCTTTCAGGTTGGCCCCGTTAGCGTTTAGCGCCTTCTGAAGCCACTTGACTGCTGTACTCACGCCACAGTTTACCGCAGCTTGATAAACCAAAGTAGCTAGCTTTTGTGAGGGGTACTGGTCTCCCAGAATAGGCCCCCAATAGCTCATGCGGTAGAGCTTCTCGGCGTCCCTCTTGAGGGCTTCCGAGTCTCTATCCCCAGCGTCCACCATCTTCCAGCCCGCCCAGTGAGGGTGTGCCCTACGGGATATCCCGAAGATAGTCTCTCCGCCTCGGTCTGCGGGGTCGTTGACGTAACCCCCTTCCCATTTGGAGACGAACGAATGAGCTTTGTGGAACTCGGCCATCACGGGTTATATGCGCCCAAAGCGCTAGAGGTAAATGCCGGCGTGATGTAATCAAGCAGCCCCATTCTCCCGCCTTGCGCTGGGGCAATTTGATTGTATGCAGCCAGTGCTCTTGCGGGGTCTGTCATCTGCCTTGTTAGCTCCTCTTGCACTCGCTTTTCAAGGCCAAGAGCCTGAAGCCCTTTGCCATAGACAGTTGCCGCGCCTTGCAGGGAAGGGAGGATGTTTTGCTCAAGCATTGTTTGAGGAAATCCAATCGGCCCAAGGGTCCTTCGCAAGATGTTTTCCGTTGCTAGGTTTTGCGCTGTAGGGGAGCCTGGGGCAGCGCCCAGAATCCTTGCCTGCTCTCGTCTTGCTAGGGCCTGCCGGGTTGCCTCAATCGTATTCATCTGCTCCGGCGTCATGACGTTTGCAGCGCGAATTCCGCGCGGGCCTTTCCTTGCTGCTCTTGCAATTTCGTCTAAGTTTCCGACAGTACGAGCGAATGCGGCGGGCGTCAGTCTTTGCAGTTCAGTGCCTTGAGCGAGCGGAGGAACTAAGCTCTCGTAAAGCTGCTGCCCGATTTGCATTTGATTAACAGGAGTGCTTGCTTGAGCAAAAACCTTCTCGGCCTGACCAAACTCAGGAACAGCTTTTGCTATTTGCCTTTCTAAAGACTTTTGCACAGTTCCGAGTTCTCGCCTGATGTATTTGTTTTCCTGAGTCGCTGCCAATTCTTGAATCTGTGCGGCGGCGTCCATCAGTTGCTGCGGCCCCTGCTGGATTACATAGTCAGGGGTTTTCAATATGTCTTTTGCCAGAGACAGCGCGTCGCTAAAATCAGCGCGTTTTGGCTTTAGGCCTTTAAGCTGGGACAAAGCGTCGTCAGCCGTGATTTTCCCGTCCCGCACCCTGCCTACGATTGTGCGAACGGTTTTAATTTCAGAAGAGCCGGGCGCCGCCGCGTTCCTTCCGGCAAGCGCATCATTTAATACCTTGTAAGCATCCCTCGCCCTGTCCTCTGGCGCGTATTGAATAAACAAGGATTCTCGGATGTTCTTAAGTTTTGGTCCAAGCGTTGAGGGGTTGGCTTTCGACAACCTATCAATGAGGTTTACCGTCCTTGTGGTATCTACAGGGGTTTGACTTTTGCGTGCCGCCGTATAGAGAGGGGTTGCGGCTTTTGATCGAGCCGATATAGCAGCTTCAAGTTGTTGCGGAGTCTGGGCAATATCCTGAATCCCGCGCACCGCCGCGTTGATGTTCGCTTCCTCGGCAAGCGCAAGTCCTCCGGGTTCCGGTAGCCCTCTTTGCAGTTGGGCTATTCCGGGGTCTAGCGTGGCCTCCGCAAGTGGTGGCTGGTATCCTGGAATGCCGGGCTGATACTGTGTTGCTCTTGTGACAGCGGTCGGGTCTGTTGCCATGCGTTGAATGGTTCTTGCCGCAATGCGTTCTGGCCCTCTTGGCAAAAGCGGCTCGACAGCGCTTCGCGCAAACTGGCTAACACCTCTAGCAACCCTGCCCCCAATCTCTGCCGCAGGACCAGCAACTCCGCCAATTGCCGCACCAGTCGCCCGCTCTTTAAGTCCGCCCGGAGTTGAAAGGCCGCCTATTAACGCGCCGCCCGCAGCAGCCCCCGGAATTGTGGCAGGCGCAGCCATTGCGAACGGGAGAAGCGCTGCTGTCTCTCCAACGAAAGAGCCAAACTTTCCGGCGGTTGTTCCCATCAAGGGCGCATTGAGTCGCTCATATTCATCAATGTCTGCCTGAGAAACAGCCGGGGTAAGCTGTCCGGCCGCAAGTACAGGGCGCTTCATTCCAGCTCCAATACCCGCCACAAACCGCTCCATTTGCGACATTCCCTCAACGGGAGACGCATATTCTGATTCGGCCGGCTGTTGCATTTCGACAAGCCGCTCAGCAAACATTCTGGCGCTTTCAGCATCTCCAGCGGCGTCTGCTGCAATGAATGCTTTCTTTAGGTCGTCATAAGAGTATTCAGCCATTAGCGTGCGCCTGGAACGTATTTGCGAAGTCGCTCTTGGAAGTCTGCTTCATTTCTTACCGGAGCGCTTTGATTAATAGTGGGTTGTCGCCCTTGCGCGGCCCTTCCCGCGTTTAATCGCATTGACTCTATGGCTAGCTGCCTTGCTTGCCGTTTTCTTTCAATATTTTTCGGGCCATCGCCGGGCTGCGGAAAATACTTCTTAAATTCTCGCTCTGTCTCTTCTTTCCCTAAAGCTGCGCCTGATTCTTTTCTTAGGTTTGCAGTGACAAAATCTAGCATCAGATTATTTGCAACCTGATATGCGTCGCTAGCTGTGTAATTTCCAATTAAAGGAACGTCTGCCCTTGCTTTTTCAATTCCAGAAGCCAAAATTCCTTCTAGATTTTGGTCCATTTGTGCATTGGCTTCTGCCATTCGCGAGTAGAACCCCGTAGATACTGACTGAGTATCGGTCGGTGGAGGTTGCCGTACTTTATAGCCTGCTTGCCGAGCCTGCTCTGGAGTAATTCCAATTGGCGGAGCCTCTCCTCCAGGACCTTCTAGTCTTGCAAGGTCGCTAGGTGAAAACGGCTTTTCAGGCGCCCCAAACTGAATTTGAGGCTTCGTGAGTATTGCTCTTGCGGCATTTTCAAACTCAGGAGTGCCAGGCTTATACCCGGCAACAATAAGGTTCCGCTCTAGATTTGTCTGCTGCGGCGGCTTCATGGAGTTTTCGAGCTGCATCTTCAAATAAGCAGAAGGCCCAATAACTTGCGCCATAGCTCTCTGGTCTGGGGTTAGATTGGCGGCATAAGCATTAAAAGCGTCTTGCCTTTCCCTTTCGCGAGCCTTCTCTTCTTCGTACTTCAGCTTCTTTCGGTTGTATTCCTCGATAGCAAGCCTGTACTCCTCAGCCTTTCTTTTATCTTCCTGCTGAGTCCGCTTGTTCTGAATGCCCATCTGCATTCCTCGGGCCGCATACTCCATGGGATTGATTGGCTCAAAACTTCCGCTCGGCTGAGACAAAAGCCCTAGTCCAGCCATTCCCAAGGGGCTTGTGGAAAGCCTTTCGAAACTTTGATTTAGCGTATTCAAAATATTAGCCATTATTAACCTCCAGGAAGAAGCCCGGCCAAAAGACCAAGCAATCCCAAAACTTGTGACGAAGTAGACGGTTCAAAATAAGGTTGCTGGCTTGTGGTCTGCCCGCCGTAAGACCCTGAGACGTTTCTCATGTAGTTCGCGATGGCTTCCCCTGGGGCTTTCTGCAAGAAGTTAAAGCGATTAACCCTATCTGTAAGTTCTCGCTGAGCCTGTTCGTCTCTAAGCTGCTGGGCTTCAAGTCCGGCACCATACATTCCTGTGCGAGCCTGCAAGAGTTCTGGCGCGAATCTAGCCATCTCCTGCTGGCGCTGACGCTCGTTCTCGTACGCAGAGCCGTAGAGGTTTGTGGCAATGTCTGCCACGCCTCTTCCATATCCAGCAGCAGCGGAGTTATAGGCATTCATCATGCCGGGGCTTCCAGTTCTGCCGGACATCCCGAATCTTGAGCTAAGGCCCGGAATTGTCTGCGTTGTGAACTGCTCATTAGCCGCGCGGCTGGCAGCTGTCACCATGTCCGCAAGATATGGGTTTTGAGCGGTAGTCAGGTAATTCCCGCCGATTGCCGCCCGAGCATATTCTTCTGCCGGGTTCAGGATGTTGGGATTATTCGCAAGGTCCGTAATGTTTTGAATCTGAGAGCTGACCCCAGCGCCCATCGGATTTACGGTCGAGGTGCTTCCGGTTGTTGGGTCGGTATACCACTGAAGCCCTCGGCCTTCGTATCCACCACCCGCTGCGGGTTGCAGAAACTGATTCTGCGCGGCCTGAAATCCAGCAGTTAGGTACGGCTGTTGCGCGGCCCATGGGGCGGTTGTTCCAGTAGTTGTAATGACATCAGCCATTGCGTCTAGCTCCTGCAATCTGAACGGTTATCCCGCGTTTTTTCTTCTTGGGCGTCTTGGGGTATTTTGCTTCAAAACCACCCATTTTGCCTCCATAAATTCCTGAGCCGGTTGCTTCTCCGAGCCCCCCTGGCGTTCCGCCTGTGAGCATGGAAAGGTCTGGGAGACCAAAATCAAACGGGTTGTTTGTAGGCTGAACCGCTTGGTCAACAATCGGGGCGGTATCCGTAAGCAGGCCGCCTGCGCCAGGGCCAGTGCCAGCCCCCATTCCCGGTCCAGTGCTATCGCCGGTCCCAATACCTGACCCAGTGGCATCTCCGAAACCAGCCCCAAACTCAGTGCCCGGAGTGGTTCCTGTATCAAGTCCTATGCCTCCTCCGCCCGCAACTCCTGGGGTTACAAAGTCTTGGGGTGTGCCAGTTCCGCTAAAGGCCCAGCCATTAACTGAATTAAGCAAATCAGCACTTTCACCCAAATTAATAGCGTTGCCAGCGGTTCCGGCAAGGATTGCGTTAATCAATTCTTGAGAACTAAGCTCAGTAGGCGTCGGCGGCGGGGTCACAAAGTTTGGAGGAGTTCTAGTTCCGCTGAAGGCCCATCCATTAACCGGATTAACAGGAACTTCTGGCTGTGGAGTTACAAAGTTCTGGACCTGCCCAAGTCCAGAGTTTGCCCATCCATTAACCGCATTAAGAGGCATTTCTGGAAAAGGCTGTGGAGTTACAAAATTCTGAATTTGCCCAAGTCCAGAATTAGCCCATGAGTTAACAGACATTTCTGGGAAAGTCGGAGTTGTGGTTGCTTGGGTAGCAAGAACCTGATTCAGCCACTCCTGAGAGCCACGCCGAGGAGGTTCAGGAACTTCTGGCTGTGGAGTTACAAAGTTCTGAACCTGACCAAGCCCAGAGTTTGCCCATGAGTTAACTGGGTTAACAGGCAACTCCATTGGTGACGTTGTCGTTTGAGTCGCAAGAATCTGGTTCAGCCATTCTTGAGAGCCGACTTGAACTGGAGTTGGTTCTTGCGGAGAAGCCTCGCCTCCGGTAACGCCTCCAGGCGTTCCGCCAGTAACTCCACCAGTAACTCCCCCAGTCGTTCCCCCAGTCGTTCCGCCGGTTACTGCCCCAGTTGCTCCTCCCGTCGATCCAGTGCCTCCAGTGGCGGTTTGATCAACAGGCGTCACGTTTTGGTCTAGCAAGCCCGCCCCGCTGGTTGTTGAGCCGCCGCCTACAGGAACAGACCCAGTAGTCCCGCCAGTGGAAGGGTCAAGAAGCCCAGTGACAGCCCCAGTGCCAGCGCCAACAGCAGCGCCCCCGCCTGTTTGAGTTCCAGAAGTTCCTGTCTGTCCAGTTGAGGCAGACCCAGTTGACGCTTGAGTTCCCGCGTCTGTTTGTCCTGTCGATGGTTCTGGCTGATTGACTGGCGCTCCAGCTACGGTATCCGGGGGAATGCTAATTGGAGGTCTAATATTTACGTCTGTGCTACTAGGGTCAAACCATCCAGCAAGATTTCCATTTGCATCCGCGTAATAGGTAATATTATTGCGTACTGGAATTCCTGCATTGACTAGAGTACTTGCAAGCCATGCTCCCGTGCTCAGGGTATCATCAGGCATTACTGCAGTAACAAGTACGCTTTCAGTAGGAACTATCGGCCCTGTAACCGGAGGAGTATTAGCAGCCAGAGAGCCGGGTCCGACTTGAGCAGCAGAGCCCATGTCGTCCAGAAGAAGGCCACCAACCCCACCGCCAACAGTCCCAGCGCCAACGTCAAAAGCGCCAGCTAAAGCATCAAGAGGGTTTTGGATAAACTCGCCAACGCCTCCAGCGTAATCAATGCCAGACCCGATAGCAGAGCCTAGGCCGCCAGTAATTGCCCCTTGAAGACCTCCCTGCGCTCCGCCGATTCCTGCGCTCGCAAGGGCCGATGCAATGTTGCCGATTGCGGTGCTGTTTGTAAGACCTCCGATAATGGTTCCGAGGCCGCCAGTAAATGCGCTGACAAGGCCGCCAACAATAAGGTTGCCAACCATGGAATCCATAATCCCGCGCTTCGGGAGGTCCATCTTTGTGGCTTCTTGCCGAAACCAATGGTCTGCATCAGTAAGAAACTGAAGAGCGTCTTCAGCGGTTCCTTTTGTCCAAGCCCCTGACTCGTTTTTTTGTGGCTTGTATTTGTCCCAAACAGGGCCTCGATTTGCTCCGAAATAATCGTAAAGTTTTTGCAAAACGAAGGGGTCATTGGGGTCAAAGCCAGCCGCCCATAATCCAGCGCCGGGAGTTTTGTAATCTCCGGGGTTTTCGTTTGTTTTCCCTAGTCCAGAATTAAAAAGAACTCCACCAGGCCCTGATTTTCCGACTGGAGCAGAATACCCTTCGGATGATGCGTTGTAGTAAAACGGGGTGAATCGTCCGCGAACATCTCTAACAATTCTGTTTTTTTCTTCTAGATTTGCAGCAGCGTCGCTTGATGAGCCAAACCCCAAAACCGGGTAGATATCAAGCATCCCAGAAGGAGACTGAACAGACGTCGGGTAATCACCAAAGCCGACACCCCTATCGTAATACCCTAGGATGTCGTAAGTGTTTATTGGGTTTGTGCCGCCAGTCATCACTTGAGGGATGTTTCCCCCGTAAGCCAACTGGTTCATCATCCGATTCTGCCAATCAAGGCCGTAATCAGTTGTCGGCAGTCGTTGGAGCTGGGTCGTCCTAGCTAAGTTTTCGTATGCTTGCCGAGCCGTTTGGCGCTCTTGCGCAAGCCGCTCTTGCTCCGCCCTGTTAGCAGCTTGAAAAGCCTCGTTTATTCGCTGCTCTTCAATTCTTTGAGCGGCTAAATCTTCAGTGGCTTGCCCGCCGCGCGATAGATTCAAAAGCTGCTGAGTGCCTGCGTTCATTGCCATGGTTAGCGTACTTTCTGGACGATGCCGTAAGCGGTGAAATTAAGATGGTTTCCAGCAGAAGCAGAAACACCTAAGGAGCCATTCTTCTGAACAGTAATCCCAGAGCCCTGACTTGCTGCTTCGATAACCTCAACAGAGTAACCATTGATTGTCTTGTTATAGACCAAAGCATTCGCAGTAGCGTAAGTCGCAGCAGTATCGTTGTGGTATAGGTGATACTGAACGTTATTGTTGGTGATGTTGCAGATTTGAATGCGCGTGATTTCGGTAGTTGCAAGCGCAGTAAACAACGTCTGGGCAGTAGTCGTCGCAGGCAATACCTGCCCCAACTTACCACCAAACAGTTCCGACCTATCGCTGACCATTTATCTTTGCCCTCAGGTCTACACCAAAAGCCTTCTCGAATCCTCCCGCAATGGTCACCCGGACCCTGTGGAAGCGGGCGCTTCTGCGAATGTCGAAAGCCCCATCGTTGTTCATCGAGACCGAGGCATCGTAGGAAACCTCGTCCCTCTGGTTAGCTCGATAGCCGTGCTCCACCGTAATCGTGGAAGTAGGTCCTTCGATGATTGGGCGGGTCTGGTCAACGTAAGCAACACGCCCTGGTTGAGCGTCGAACTCCTTGGACTCCAGAACCGCTGTAAGGGGCGTTCCTTCAAACACGCCGGAGTTATTGGAGGAGTTAAAAGCCCCGATATTGATTCTGCCCGGAGCCCACACAGGGTCGTCCAGAGAAGCAGTGAGCGCGTCTAGACTTCCCGTAATCGCGTCCAGCCCGTCTAGTGTGTACCCAGGGCCCACATAAGCGTGCAGGGCGTTTGTTTCAATCTCCGCAATAGAGAAAGTTCCAGAAGGCCAGTGGTAAACCAGAATCTTATTGGGCTGCGGAACTTGAGCGTCCGCTCCTACATAAGACCAAAGGATAAGCGAGCGCCGGAGGTCTGCCGCGCTGCTCATGCGGTAATAGTAGTTCGGGTCTGCATCATTAAAGAACCAGCGCGCCACCTTCCCAGAACCAAGATTCTGCGACTGCTCTCCATCAAAGATGTAAATGTCATCGTTGGAGATATAGAACATGACGTTCCCAGCATCACACACAGAGCCAAAGGAAACAGCCCCACGCTTACGCTCTGCCGGATAAAAGCCAAAGGTTGTTGGAGGGCCTTCGCGCTCCATCCTGACAATGCCGCGCTCGAAGAATACGTTCCCTCTGTCTCCACCAAGGATGCGGACAATAGAGCCATAGTTTCCAGCAATCTGCTGGTAATCTGATTGCGTCGTTGGGCTTGGCGTCCATGCAGTTTCGTCGCCAAACCCAGACCATCGAACCGTTGTATCCGAATCTTCCGTATTCGCCAAAACCACGAAGTCACCAACTACCGCAATAGATGTAGCTTTAGTCGGGCTCCCTGAAAGATTGTCAAAGTTTGTTCCGCCCATCGTAATAACTTGGACTTCATCAACGCTGTTGGTCGCGATAACCTTATCGCCGAACTTGGCAAAGTCCCAGACAGTCTGAGCGCCTGAAGTATATGCACTTGCGGTTCTGGATACGTTCGTCCACCCAGTTCCGGAGAGGTTATAGAGCTTTGTCGCATCTCCCGCGTAGATATACTCGTTGCCTGCGGTATCGGTGACGCTGATTGCTCCTCTAGCGTAGGCGCTTAGAGCTGTGTTTGAAGTCGTCTGAAGGCCATAGAAAGGCAAGAACAAGTCTCCATTAGGAACCACGTTCTTAGCCGTAATGGAACCAGGATTAGCCAGACTTCTTTCATCTGGCAACCAAGCCCCGAAAGGAAGTCTCTGCGAGGGCATTAGGCAGCCACCGCCTTGATAACCGCGAAGTTAAACACCGGCTGCTCTGTCGTTGTTCCGCCAGTTGTAGCAAATGAGATACGGAACGAGCCCGCAGCTACCGCCGTGACGTGCATCATGTACAGGTCCGTCCCGCTCTTCTGGCTGAGGACAACCACGTCAGTTGCGGCCACCGTGCTATTGGTTACGGTAAAGCTTTGCCAAGTCGCAGTGCCTGCCGCAGAGACCAGCGTAATCGCGCCGTTCGTCTTGTTCAGCGTGACGCCTGTCGTTCTGCTGGTGGCCTGAGTAACTGCGCCACCCGTCCCTGTCCCGTAGCCAAGCCCGGCGGTGTCCTTGGTCATTGTGAATCCGGTATCGGCAACTCGGCAGACTTCGGCAGCAGTTGCCGCGTTGGCCGCAGCGCCGAATCGAATCGTTCCGCCTCCTGCTGTACCAACAGCAGAGCCTAAGATGTAAGCGCCAACTGCGGCGTTATCAAGGTCTGGACTGTAGAACTCGATTTTACCCATCGGCTGATTAGCCGCCGTCGTAGTATCCGCATCCGTAAATCGAATGACGTTTAGCGGAGCATCTCCAGTCAGCCCATTGTTGTTTGCTCGGATATCAAGCATTTGCTGAGGCGTCGTAAACGAAGTCCCGAGCGCAAGATACCCTTCTGGAGAAAGGGACATCTTAAGTGTTGAGCTTGTCGCAGAAGCAGAAGTGGTCGCAAAATTGATACGCGAAGGAATGGAAGTAGTAGCAACTGTCCCGGCTACTTGGGCAGAAATATATGCCCCTGAATTGAACGTTGGAGAGGCGTCATTGTCTGCGCCATTAAACTGAATAATCCCGAGATTATCTCCATCAGCTACCGCAGTAAGGGTTCCGACTGTTCCGCTTTTGCTCTTGTTAATAACGAAAGAGCCACAAAATGTGGCGGTATTATTCCAGTTAAAAATCTGAGAAGAGCTGGTCGCCGCAGTAGTTCCGTTAATTTGAGAAGAAGGAGTTACTGCCGTTGTAAAAACCTTACTGGAAATAGCGGTTGTATGCCCCTGAACTAACTGCCCCGCATTATTAACAATAAAAGGAGTGGAGTCAGGATTGGTGCTGTCCTCAATCTCTAGCGAGTTACCCGTGCCAAGCTGCGTGACGCGCAGAGCAGCGTTAGTGTTGTCGGTGACGCTGATTACTGTGCTGCCGCCAAAGTAATTAGGCGCATCTCCTGCGGCATAGAATTGATACCGACTAGTGCCAGAAGCAGCAATATTCGAGTAAAAACCGTAGTTATTCGTGGCCTGAGTAAAGGCGAGAAGCCCTCCTGCATAAAATCCATATTGATTCGTAATGGAGCCTGCCGTAACGGTAATTCCGGCTGTAGAAAAACTTGATGCTCCAGTAAGTCCAACAGGGGTGCTATAAGTCCGGTTATCGTAAAAACCACTTGTAGTTAGCCCCATGTCCCCGGTTGTATGGAACTTTGAGGATTCAAGTCCGGCGCTTACGGTCATTAGCCCAGTGCTGTTCGCAATGGTCGCAGAAGCAGTCCCGTCCTTGGCTTTTATGTTTGTGACTTCCAGCGTCGTGATATCGATCGCAGGAATAGCGGAAGCATTTAAAAGCTGGAACTGAGTCCCGTCGTAGACCACCGTATACATGAGTCCGGAGACAATTTCTCCGCCCGTCAAAGCCGCTCCGTTAAACTGAACAGCCTTGGCCCCAAGAGAATCCACGTTAATCGTGGTGGCCCCGGTGTTCGTTCCGCCCGCCTTGAACGTGTATAGGTCGCCCTGGGCATAGGCTGTCATCGTTCGGCTTGCGGCCAAGGTAATCGTGTTGGTTCCTGCCGAGGTATTCACCCCGTCCGTGTCAGAGCGATACCGGCTGATAGCCGCCATGACCTCTCGGGCAGCATCATTGACGGTCGAAGGGGCCATGCCCTCCGGGAATCCGTTCGGCGGAGAGGCGTTATTGGAAGCGGCGGTATTCGACCAAGTTTGGATGTCACTCATAGAATTTTCTCTGAAGCTGGATGGAGAGAGGCCCCTGCGACTGGTGGCCACGCAAATACTCAGCCGAGGCAAGCGCCGCAGCTTCCTTATACTGATTCGCCCACAATGCTGCTTCGTCCTCGGCCATCAGGTATCTGTTCGCCCAGAACATTGAGGCGGACAGGTAAACGTCGGGGAATTTGGTCAAAAGCCAATTTGTGGTGTTGGTATTGCTCAATGCCGACACGCCGGGGAAGTAGACTATTTCGTAGGCGTAAGAGTCGTCAGGTGCTACGTCAAACTCGAAAACATCCGACATTGCGAAGAAGGCAGGCTTGCCGGTGCCCGAGCGTTGATACTGCCTCAGTTGCTCATCTGAGACATAGGTCAGGACAGCCGCAGGGTCCGCTGTCAGGGTAAAAGAGGTCAATTCTTGGAAGTCAGCCGGAAAGGCTAGGCTGTTCGTGCCGGAGGTTAGGCTTCCGGTCGTGCGGGTCTTGTTTCCCCGGACTCCGCCCATGTTCCCGGCGGTGCGCGGTAGGGGAGGGCGCTTAAACATCGATTCCGCCAACTGGATGAAGTTAGCGGTCTGGGCTGTCGTCAGACTGGAGCGCGCAAGCCAGTCTGTTATGGCGCTTTGTAAGTCCGAATAAGTAGAGATTGCCATCTCGGCCCCCTTTTGGTAGGCCTAGATTATACCTTTTTTTTCCTCGCAGTAACTCGCATGTCCCTAGCGGCTATGTGGGTCTTGGGCTCCTCTACCGCAATCAGCTCAAAGCCCAATTCCTCCAGAACGTCGGTTAGCTCAACCATGGACCAAGCCCATTTGTGGGTCATTTCCTCGCTTTCATAGTTAGGGTCTCCGTACATGGCCCACATAGTCATCCGGGCGTCGAATTGCTCTCCGTTCTGAACCCTGTCGAACATATATCCCAGAATCTTATCGAAGCAGGGCATTTCTAAGACAATCTTCCCGCCAGGTTTCAGCACCCGCATCCAGTCTTTCAGGATTCCCTCTACCTTCCAGCGGTGGAAATGCTCTAGGACATGATAGGCATGGACCTCGTCTGCGTAGTCGTTTTCAAACGGCAGGCGCTCGCTGATGTCAGCCTCGAAATCTGGCCTAATCCCTGACCAGTTGCTGGGAAGGTCCACATTGATGAAACCCGGCATCAACTTATGCCCGCAACCTAAATTAAGCCTGATAAGACCTTGTTCCATTTTTCCCCCACTGTTTTAGGGCTGAATCGCTCTCGGACGTATGCCTGCGCCTCTGCAATGCGGTCTGTAACGTCCAGCGTCATGGCCATTTCCAAGCCCTGAGCGATGTTCCCAACCCAGATTCCGGGAATCTCTCGATAGGCTGGAAGTTCGCCGCAAACAGGGAACCTTCCCGCCCGGATTGCTGTCACGGCTCGGTTGGCGCTCTTGCACTGCCTACGTCCTGTAGGAAGCAGCACAGCGCGACATCTACCTAGCTCCCTTACTAGGGCGTCAGGGCTCCACATTTCGCACCACGGAGCTTCTATGTTCGTCAGAATGCGTAGCGGGTAACGGATGTCTTTATGTACGTTGTACAGGTCTGGCAGGTTGATTCGGTGGCCGAACCATAAAACCCCTTCACCCATGCCCGGCGGGCTCTCTGGGTGTTCGTAGGGGTCATCAATAACTATTGCATCCCTGCCTGTTTTGTCATGTATTAGGAGACGCATCGTCTCGCTATTACAGGTAACGACATCTGCCTTCTCGCAGGCTTCTAGGTAGTGCGGGCCTTTGTGTGGGTCGTCGAACCAGTCATCGCAGACATCAAAGACTACCTTTCGGTATTGATACCGCACGGCAGCATTCCAGCGCCAGTTGTGCTTCGAGCAGACAAGGATATCTGTCCCTTGCTTCCATCCGAACTTGGAAAGTTCCCTGAATGGGATGATGTTTCTTAGCCTTGTCGAGGCAATGGTTTCGTCGGTCTGTTGGAATGTGACGTTCACATAACCCCCAGCTTTTTTAGCACTCCCTCCGCATGAACAGACTTGCCCATCAGCTCGATCCATGAGCAGGAGGCGTTCATGGACTTAAATTCTTCCTGCCATTCCTCGGCGTAGTCGCATCCTCGGACCTCAGCAAAATGAGGGACGCCCTGGGTGAAATGCACTAGCTTTGCTGGCGCTTTCTCCTCGTATCCAACACAGAAGTTCCACTCTTGCGGGATGTCTCCGACGTTCTCGGCCCACTCGAAAGTGCTGGGTTTAGTGTTCTCGTCGTCGATGTATTCAGGGGTTAGTTTCTGGCAGAGGGCGTTATCAAAGACCATCAGAGAAGGCCATTCGAAACGCTGTTGGTGCTTTGCAACATAGACCTCGTGGTTACCGTCTACCAACCTCCCGAGTTCGTGAACATCTCCGAGGACCAGCATGTCGGAGTCCATGAATACGGAGATTCCTCGGTAATTACAGAGGAACGGGGGAAGGTATCGGGAGAAGGTGAAGTCTGTCAGCCCCCGCCTAGAGATGGGGAGCTGAGGAAGGACAAGGGGGATAATCTGAACGGGCTTAGAGGCTCGCCTGATTATCGACCACTGGAGGACGTTGTAGGAGACCGGAGAGCGCGGATCGATTCCGATGAAGATACGCATTTCCTCAACCTTTCAATGATGTCGTTTATATAGTTATCGTGCCGGTTCAAGAACTGGACACTCTTATACCAAGGGGTCTGTTCGTGCCAGTGGGGCGTAGAATGCACCGCAACAATGGCAGGAACCCCCAGCGCACCGGCGGCATGGTAAGCCGTTGTCGGCACGCAGACCACCGCATCCAGACAATCAATCAAGGCTATCGTGTCCTCATAGTTGTCTGTCTGGGTTCCCCACGGGAAGTCATGAATCGGGAAGCCCTCGGTGTCGCGCTCTTTATATTCCAAGCTGATGAAGTCCGCATCTACCGATTCAAAGATAGGCCGCCAGTCCTCAAGCTGGACATTCCGGCTGAACCATCCATGAGCCCCTGGCGTTCCTCCAGTCCATGCAATCCCTACCTTCGGGCGCTTCCCTAAACTCCTCAGCAGAGCCGCCCACTGGAACCGTTTAGCAGGGTGAGGGGTAAGGTAAGGGGTTCCCGGAAAGTCTTTAACAGAACGCCTGTAGAACCGCTGTAGTTCGCTCATCGAGCATTGATAGTCGGCCTCTACCTTCCACTCGATTTCCTTCTGGAACTGCCCTCCGTAGACCTCAATTCTGGGAAAGGCTGCTTTAAATACACTTTCCAGCTTGGGGTGACAGACAAGCTGTTTGACGTTGGCATTCTTCAGGGTCGTGCAGAAGGCAATCTGGTCGCCTAAGCCCTGTTCTGCATAAACCAGAAGCCTGCCTTTCTGTCCCTCCCAATCTGGGAGGCCATAGTTCTGTTTCTCTCGAAACGCCTGATGTCCCATTCCTCGGGCGTAAGCATCCCAGCCTTCTCCGTATCGCTGGGTATGCAGACAAGCAAAGCCAAGAGCCACATGGCCCTGCGGGTGCTCCTCCAAAGGAATTGCCTTGCGTGCATATTCCTCGGCCTCCTTAAATCGATAGTTCACCGCATGGGCAAACGCAATCGAACGCAGGACAGACGGATTGTCAGGCGCTAGCTCTTCTGCCCTCAGCATAGAATCTACTGGGGCCTTGTCAATCAGGGAGGCTTCGCACGTTCCTCGGACCAGCCAGCAACGCCAGTCATCAGGGGCTAGGGCTGTGAGTTTCTCGGCTACCGCTAGAGCAAGAGGGCTCTTCTCGGTATCAATAAGGATTTTCGACATGAGGAGCAATGCCTCAATGTCGTAGGGGTTCCGGGCCAACAGTTGCATAACCGTATGGCCGGAGAGTTGATAGTCCCCCCGGCCATAGGCTTTTTCCGCAACTTGTAGGTCTAGACTCGTCCCGTTCCCGTTCTCAGGTATCGCCATTCTGGGTCGTTCAAAAGTCGTTTAATACCGGGGGTGTGGTCTTTGTTAAAGACATCTACCCCGTAATCCTTTTTCCATTTCAGAATGACAGAGTTGGGGATTCTGGCGACATGCCACCACCCCTCCTTTATCCCTTTACGGGAATATTCGTTCAGGCCACCACCGCCCCCAACGTCATGCGTCTGGGTGCGTTTGTTGCCTTCCAGATAATCCGCAACGTCCTGTATCTCTTCGATGACCGTCTCTTTCGTCAGGTCATCGTAGTGATGAAATACAGAAGTACGGGTTAGCGGGTCGTAATCAAGAAGCCTTTTTGCCACGCTTTTGACATCCCTGGCCGTCAACTGGAACCATTTTAGACGCTTTATACGTCTTGGTGATTCCCTTTTTGCTGGCGGAGTTCCACTTAACCATCTTCTTCGCTTTTTCGTATGCCATGTTGGCCTCCAAAAGGGGCGGGGGACGAACCCCCGCCAAGGTTGAGGTCCTTACGACGTGGTAACCGCGTAGACCTTCGCAGAGGCGCTCGGGTTATCAGCCACGAGGGTGCACTCGGCCAGAATCATGGAACGGTCGGAGTCGCCGGTCTTGGCAAGCTCGACATTCTGAATCGGTCGCAGGTAAGCGACAGACCAGTACTCGAGGTCAAGAGCGTAGACCTGGTTGGCAGGCATGAAGCGGTCCGCAACAATCTGGTGCTGGCCGAAGTCAGACACATAGATGTCGGCAGAGCCGATGATGGTCGCAGGCCCGGTCTGCTGATTGTCACGATACTGGGTCGCAATACCCGCAAACGCCGAGGCAATCTGCTTATTGAACGAACCAGTGAAAATGACATTCGGCGAACCGCCATTGTCCCAGCACTGCTTAATCGCAGACTTCAGCATTGCTTCGCTGAAGGTCGCCGCAGTACCGGAAGTCGGGGCAGTACCCGGAGCGCCGGAGGTGATGGTGGTGGTGGTCGCAGCGGTGCCGTTCTTCACCTGATTAGTGAAGAGCCATGCAGCAACGCCAGCCATGACGCGCGCGGAGGCAGCAGCGCCAGCGGTCGCGGCCTGCGTCCCGAGGAACGTCGCTTCCATGTCGCGCTTCAGCTCACGACCGCGCTTGGCAATCTGGTAGCTGAGTTCGTCACGGCGGCCAGCGGTGTCAGAAGCACGCAGGGTGCCCGAGACACGCGGAACCTTGGTCAGAATCTGCGTATAGTTACCGAAGCGGCTGGTAGCCGTCGCGGTGTTCGTATTCGCATCGTCGCCTTCAACCTGCGCGTTGGTCGCAACAGCCGAATCAAGGCTGTCCGTCTGCCACTCGTGGAAGGTTGAGGTCGCCTTCTTACGGGTGACGTTGGACATAAAGGGGGTGTCCATTGGCGAGATATCATAGATGATATCTTCCAAGTCCTCGCGCATACCAACAGCGGCGTACCGCTGGAATGTGCCTGTCGGAACTGCCATTTCTCTGTCTCCTTACCCGATCATTCGGGAAATTAGTGCTGCTGCGTCTTTCATGTTTCCGCTCTTTGAGAGCTTGCCACGCAGTGCACGGGTCGTTTCTGTAGCCTGCTCATTCCTGGCTCCGCGAGCCCCCGGTGTGAGGGTCTTTTTGCCAAGTTTGAACACCTTGTTTTTTGCAACGGTAGTCTGCGATTTCGCAAGTCGCATGGCATCCCTCGCCAGAAGGACCTCCCTATGCGCTTTGATGTTCGCGACGTACTGCGGGCTATACCCGCGAGACAAGAGGAACTGTGCAATCTCGGCCTTTTCGCGTGCCGCGACCTGCTGGTCCCTCCATTCCGGGATGGCTCTGTACAGTAATTCAGCCTCTCTACCCAGAAGCTCCCGCTCCTGAGAGGCCATGATTTGCGCCTGCTCCCGCTGCGCGTTTTCATACCGTACTGCCGCCTGCGCCCGTAGGTTCGCCAGTTCACTCTGACGTTCCTGATACTGCATTCTCAATGCAGCAAATTCTGCCGGATTGTTCTGTCGCAGCCAATCCCAGTTAATCTGGCCCATCTCCTGAAAGAACTGGTTCTCCACATATCCAAGCAGCTCTGCCGCTTGGTGTTCTTTCTGCTGAAGGGCTTGTGCAGCTTGCGTCCACTGCTGCTGAAGCTGTTGGCGTGCGTGCTCTACCTTGACCGATTCCGCTCGGAGCTTTTCCTGCTCTTTGTAAGCGTCCTTCAGCTGCTCAATGGTCGCCTGCTTCGGGCCATCTGGGGTATCCAGATTGACCTTCAGGGCGTATAGGTCAGAGGGGTCTGCATCGAGGTATTCAGCAAGCTGGTTCCACTCGTCGATGGTCATCTCATCGGCGGGCTCTTCCGATGCTTCCTGAGGAGCTTCCTGCGGGGCTTCCTGTGGGGCTTCGTAAGATGCTTCTACAGGCGCTTCCGAGGACGCCTCAATAGGCGCTTCCTCTCTCGGGCGCTCAGACTCAGGGGTTAGGTAGGCCGCAATTCGAGCCTCTGGGGTCGCTTGCTGTTCGCTCATTTGTTCAACTCCTCAACTTGTTTTGATGCCATCTTGCCCGTCACCATGACTGACTCAATGTGGTTCTTAATCTTCTGACAGACCTGAAACGCAAGCCAAAGGGTCTCACGTTGTTCCTGTTCTTTGGCTCCGCTGGCTCGCCATGCGGCCATCAGCTTATCTTCGTAGGATGACCATGCCTCAGACCACAGAGGAGAGCGCAGGATGCGCTCCGCCTCATGTCCTCTGGCTATCTCTTTATCAAGACTTGGCAACGCGGCGCTCCACGATTTCCTTAATCAAGCCGTCCTTGTCCCGGACCACTTCTTTTCGGACTTCGCTGTTGTTAATTTGGTTTTGCAGGGAAGCAATCTGGTCGGCCATCTTTGCCAGAAGCTCGTCCCGCTTATCCTCTTCCTCGGACATATCCTTTTCTTCTGAATCATCTTTTTCCGAGTCGTCTTCCTCCATGTCCTTTTCTTCCATGCCCTTGGAATTTTGCATCTCTGGCATAACAGCGAGGATTTCGGTTACCTGAGGCTCTCCTACGAGGATTCCGCCAGGGAGGATGTCCTTCATCTCCTGCATAGATAGCTTGGCCGCGTCCAGACCCGCCTTCTGGTCGGCAATGTACTTGTCGAGCGCTCGGTCTTTGGACTTGCTCATCTCCGCAATCTGAATCTGGAGCAGCTTGAGGTCGTTCTCGGTCTGGCGTCGCTTCATTTCGACTTCCATCGACAGGAGCTTGGCGTTGGAATCTGCCGAGTCCTTCATTCCCTTGAGTTCGTTCTGCAAGGTGGAGATTTCGCGCTTGAGACGCTGCTCCTCAATCTTGAGCATCATCTCGGCTTGCATCATCCGCTCTTCTGCAGCCACCTTCTGGGCGTCAACCTGAGCCCTTGCCATCTTGGACTGAGCGTCCAGCATCATCGCCTCTGCCTGTACCTGAGCCGCCATTGCGGCTGGGTCTGGCTGCGGCGGCGGCGGGGGCGGGGCCATTTTGGGGTCCATGAAGAACAGCTCAGGCGTGAGGCCCATCGCGCTGACCAGTTCTTTGTTGGCCATCCACATTTGTTCCGGCGCTACTAGCGACCCCATCGCTCCCGCCGCCGCGTACTTTTGCTGAAGGTCAATAATCTGCATCATCCCCATTACGCGACGCTCGCGGCTCTGGTTGCCCATGCCGACGCGCACCGTAATGTTCTCGCGCTCTCGCCACTCTCCGGGGTTTACGGGAACCCAACGATTGCGGAGCTTCAGGACCATTTCCCGGTCTTGGTTCTTGCTCAGGATTTCGTGGATATCCTTAAACAGCGGGACAAAGCCAACCTCGGCCATGATTCGGGCAATCATCTCAATCTTCATACGGGCCGCGTCGTAGGCCAGCGCGGCCACCCCGGTGTTCACGTTGCTGAGGGCGTTCTTATCAAGGCCAGCAACCTCGTCGCCAACGCCTGTGCGCTGCTTGATTTGCTGGTCCATGTACTCCATTAGCGGGAAGGTTTCCTGCGGCAGCGGAGAGGCAGGGAGCGGGGTCACATAAGCCCCAACGCCTTGGTCACCACGCACGCGGATAACCCCGCCAGGGCGGCTCGTCAGCAAGTCGTCCATGTTCACGAACTCATCGTTCACGATAGTCCGCGAGTTGTTGGCTAGGTAAGTGTTGTCTAAGACCTGACGCAACAGCGTGGACTTGATGTGCTGGATATCCATCGTCAAATCTGCGATGGAGAGTCCATAGAACTTGTGGGTCAGGATAACCGGGGTTGCTGTAGCAAACGGGATACGGTCGACCTCTTCCACGTCCAGCAGGGTCGCCGAGCCACCGCCATCAGGGTCGCCCGCGTAGGTCACCTTCAGTAGCTCGTCTATCCCGTCGTCATTCTTGTCGAGGTAGAGATAGCACTCGGTAATCCAGTAAACATCCCGGTTATAGACTGTCGCCAGACCTTCGTCGTCTAGGCGGTCTCGGGCAATCTTCTCGGGGGTATCTACGTCGTCAGAAGTCGGGAGGCTCTCGACAAGTTTGCGGTCGTACCCTGCTTCAATAAGCTCGCTCTTCGACTTCTGGACCCGCATATAGCAGGACCGCGCATCCTTGGCGTATGGGCTGGAGGCATCCCGGCTAATCCCAAAATCCTCAGGAGCTACGGGCTCAATGCGGACTCGGCCTTTGTTCTTAGTAACCTTGAAAGCCGCCGACATAGACCCATCTTCCTCTACAGTGACCTCAATAGGTTCACGGGTCACGGTAGCGTCAGACATAAGCTGAAGAATGCTCAACTCATCAAGGCCGGTGTACTCCTCCCGCTCCTCGATTTCGGCATCTTCCCACCAGATTTTCAGAATGCCGTTCTTCGATAATAGGGCGTCCTTCAGAAAGGTATAGGTGTTATAGAACCCTTTGTTCTGCTTCCAGTAGACGTAGTTGACCACGTCCGTTTCCTGCTCGGCCTGCTCTTCGTCCTCTGGCCCGACAGCGTCAAACTGAACCATATTGTCAGCATCGCAGAAGATGCGGACCAAGCTCGGCAGAATCCACTCGACAGTCTCCATGACTTCCCGAGTGATGACCTGACTCCTGCCCTCTGCCTCGTCTCCGTACTGCTCGCCTAGATAGTAGTCCAGCGCGGCAGCACGCTCATTGGAGATTTCAGAACCCCAACGCCCGATGGTGGAGGTGACCTCCATCTGGGCCTTGGCGAGAATCTGCGAGTCAGTCAGCTTGGGCATTTTTTTTCCGCCTGGTTTCGACAGAATCAAGTCTGGCTTCCAGCGCCTCTATCGCGGCTTTGACCGCTGTCAGTTCAGCACTCAATTCTGAAATTCGTTTTATCAAGTAAGCGGTATTCACAAGATGCCTTTATTTGAATAACTAATCGGTTCCCACCGCTTCTCGGTCCGGCCCTTGTGCATTGCGCCAACCCTGAACGCATCAGAACCGTGCGAAGCCCAGTCGTGGACAGGTCTCAGCCGGTAGGTTCTTCGCACCTCGTCATACTCCGCCCGATAGTGCCTAAGCGCGTTCAATCCTGCTGCACAGTGTAACGCATCGAACCAGCAATTCGGGAGCATTTTTCTGACTGCTTCTATGCCGTCCTCAATCCGGTGCTGAGGCTGGACAACCGGCCTTTGCCCCATCAGGTCGCTGAGGGTGTCCACTCGGGCTTTCCCGGTATCCAGACTTCGCTGCTTAGCGTCATGAGGCAGGACAATATCCCCCAGCGTCCACTTGTTATCTCTAGACCTCCCAAGGACTACCTGAGCGTAATGGCTTAGGGGTTCTGAGTTGTTTTCGTAGTAGTCCAGAAGTCGTATTTCCGGTCCGACCCTTTGGGCGAACCAGATAGCGGTAGAGTCTCCAATACCAAGGTCCCACCAAGTTTCAACAGGGTATCCTGGGTCTGCATTGATGTTACGAAATCTTCCTGACTTTTCTGCATCTTCAAGCAAACGCCCGTAATAAGCGCCGACAATGGCAGCGGTCCAGCTGCACTCGAACTCTTGGGAGTATCTCTCTTCACTCAGTTGTTTCCTCTGGTCCTCAAGTTCATCCTCGTCCACATACCCTGTTTCACTAGCCCGGTGCACCACCACATACCAATCCGGGTGTTCTCGGTACTTGTCATAGAGGTGATAGAAGGCATTGTGGCCCATGGGGGTGCCGATGAAGGTTGCTCGTCCCTTCCGGTCTGCCAAGGCTGGACGGATGATTTCCTCCCAAGTTCTTTCTGACATCTGGGCATATTCGTCCAAGGCCACAGCATCCAGATAGATACCTCGCAGGCTATCAGGACTGTCCGCCCCATACAGACTGATGCGGCCTCCATTCGGGAAGTCCGCCCTCAGTTCCGCTTGGTTATACGTCATCCCCGGAATAGCTCTGGTGAACTCTTGGAGGTAGTCCCAAGCCACCGCCTTAGCCTGCCGGTACAGGGGCGCAATGTAAGCGCCTCTTGGCCTTGGCTTCTGGCAGGTAATGATGTCCCGGACTAAATCGTTCAGCACCATCACCGTCTTGCCGAACCTTCGATGGCAGACCGCTATTGCCCATCGTTCCTTCCGGTTGTGGTAGTCGAGCTGAAGCGGTCTGGGGGCGTAGTTTATTTCGATACGCTGTCGGACCATGTAATGACAAGCTCAATCGGCCCATCTTCTCCGGCAATAGTCTGGCTGACCTTCCCCTCGAGGCGGTCCCCGATTTCCTTCAATGCCGCAATGTCTCCACCTTCAGCAGCGGTGATAATGGCATTCGCTAAGGAATCGAGCTTCTTACCCTGCATGACAGCGCGCCTGATGGCGTCGCTCCATACCTTTGTTTTGGTAGCGTTTTTATTTCCGAGAGGGGCTCCGCCGGGCACGTTATGTTAACTCCTTAATTTTTGACGCCTCGGGATTTTGTCACTTTTGGACTATTTGTACAATCCTACCACTTGACCTTGTCCGACCAATAGGCAGCAGAGGACTTCCCCTTAGCGATATTCTTGGCATGGCGAGCTTTGAATGATTTGCGTTTCTGTTTCATCTTGTCGCTTTCCCCTGCCTTGGGCTTGCCTGCGGTCTTGGCTCCCTGTTCCCCAAACCTGATGAGCTTCTCGGTCCCGTCGTAACAGGCTTTGACCATATGACTCTTGGTAGGGTGTCCTGGGGTGCGCCTTGGCTTGTTGCAGGGCAGCGTGTCTTTGTCGAGGAGTCCGGCCATTTAAGCACTCAACAGTAGGAGGATTTCTTCATCGTCTCGCAGCAGGCGTGCAAGTCGGCTTTCCTGAGCCTGCACCCTTGTTTCAATTTTGACAGCGGCTTTCTTAATCCGCTTGGCTAGGACTTCATCTCCAAGACCCTTCGCGATAGCGGCTTGGTCGTCTGCTTGCTGCTGGAGCTGCCGTAGCAACTCGATTTCTTCTGCCCTTGACCGGACAACAAAGACTCGGCCATTGACCGAAACCCGTTTCGGATATTTCGATTTCTTCCCTGATGCACCGCCTTTGGGGACAACAACAGGAACCCCGCCAATCTGGAAGGCGGAGTCCTGAAACGCATTCTGTTGAAATGCTTTAGCCATTCATCCAGGGCAGTTCTACGGCTCTTGGAGTCGGTAGCTTTTGCCCCTCAATCTGAGCCCTCACCATTTCTTCGTAGACTTTTGCTCTATCTCCGAGTGCAGCCAAGGTCCAGCCAATAGCCTCGTCAGAAGTAACGTTGTCCAAAGGAATAAAATTGCCGGGGTCAGGAGGAAGCAGACGAACATCGCTTGAAGCATTGCCTTTAAGCCCATTCTCTTCTCCAAGGCATTCAAAGTAACTGATTACTGCAACATTGGAGAGCGGGCCCTCATCGATAACCTCAAACTTCGTGACTTTCCAAGTGTAGTTAATCATTTTTCTTCACCTGAGCTTCTGCTTGGTCTTTGATTTTCAGAACCAAAGGCCAGGCCCCCGAAGATGTAGGGAGGTTTCCCAAGGTCTGAAGAATTGCATTTACTTCCTCAACCGTCAGTTCTAGTTTTATCATGGGATTGTGCTCGCTAAGAGATAGTAAACAGTTCCATTGAAACGAACCGCAATGGTTCTATTTGCGGTCGGAGTCCCTGTTCCAACGTTCGTGCCTTCTGTATAGAAACTCGGAATTGTGTTTCCTGCGCTTAGGTCAGTGCTGTAAAGCTGAATTGTGTCAGCGGGACCAGTCGTAGGCGCAGTTCCAGTTAAAATTGCAAGCGTGTTCGTTGCACTAGTTCCGAATGTGCTCGACCCAATTCCGAGGTTCCCGTTAAAATAATTTGATGCAGTGCCTGCGGAGTAAAAATTCCATCTTCCAGAAGCCGCTGCAATGTTGCTGTAAAACCCGAAGTTGTTCGTTGCGTCGGTGACTGAGCTTTCTGCAACAAAACCATACTGATTTGTGATTGTTGAGCTTGCGCCCTTGGCTTGCGGATTGACATAAAAATGAATCAGACTGCTAAGTGTGAAAGTCGCATTCTGAGTGATTGGTCTACTCATTATTCCGCGAAAACTGCTTGTTACTGAGCTTCCAATGGTAGCGTCAATAATTTGAGCATTAGAAAACGCGGAATGATTTATGGTCCCTGCAATCCTAAACGGGTCTCCGGTAGTCGTTGCGCCTATTCCAAGCGGCCCCGCAAAGTAATTCGGCGCAGAACCAGTTGCGTAAAAGTTCCATCTAGTAGAGCCAGAAGCGGCTATTTGCGAGAAAAACCCAACATTACTACTTGTCGCAACAGTTAAAGTCGTTTGTGCATTGTAACCATAAAGATTGGTTACTGAAGAACTTGCGCCAAGCGTCGTAAAGCCAGCTGCATAATTTGATATTGACCCGGCAGTGAATGCCGTCGCTTCTGTGGAAACTCGACTGCTTATACCAAACGATGCCCCTGTCGCATTTGATGGCATCGTTACATTTGACCACAACCCGTAAGCAACACCCGAACCTGTGGTCGGAAGAGTTCCGATAAGAGACACTTCCGCGCCTGCAATAGCTGAAGCAATGGCGCCGTTAAATACGGCAACCCCCGTTGCGTTTAAATTCGTAAATGAACCAGCCGCAGGAGTGGTTCCGCCAATTGGAACGTTGTCTAACCCATCCACCACAACTGTGTGATTAGCGTTCCAGTCACTTGGGACAACTTCCCCCGCCGCAACTGAGGCCGGGTCATCCGGGATTGCCGATACTTTTGGATGGGTGACGGTGATTGCCATTCTTAAGCCCAGACGCGCACTGGGTTCGGGGGATAGACTCGATACTGGTCAAGCTCTGGAGCTTCCTCGGTGTTCCTGACATTGGCGTGATAGCCAGGATAAGGAACAGGCGGGAGGTCCGGGTCTACTTGGTCTTCGTAGATAGTTCCGATGAGGTCTACAGCCGTGTACTTAGGGACGAAGTAAGTCTGGCCGTCAAACGTTTCTTCAGTCCCGAGGACGGCTTTGCATTCCGCCTCGGTAGGAAAGTTGAGCATGTAGTCGTAGTACATAGGGGTTCCTTAAGTGGTAATGCCCTGAAGTTCAGAGCCCGAAAGGCGACGCGGATAATAGGTAATTCGCCGAAGATATCCTCCAAGAAACTCTGACGTACCAGAACCAGAACCAAGAAGAACAACACTAAGCCCGGTAGGAACTGCTCCGGCTGTGTCCGTCACTGGAGTTTGCCCCGCGGAAGTAAAAGCAAAATCATTTACTTTATATGCAATCGCGCTTTTTCTGGTTGCAGTTGTTGGGGAAGCAGATGTCAACGTAGCAACGGTTGATGATGCCGAACGGATTACGCATTGATCTGCGGAACCTGTAGTAAATGCTCTAAAAATAATCCGATTATTTGTTGATCCATCATTTGCATCAAAACCAGCAGCGCCTCTTGCACTTGTGCTCGCTAATTGAGTTTCTGCAAAAAAAGTCCCCTCACTCGCATTAAACCAAGGGCTCAGCGTATTAACGCTTGCGACGTCTGCGCTTCGGGTTGCAGATGCGGTGGTTGTAGCAATGTAGCTAGTGGGGAAGGCCCCGGCTTCTAGTTGAGCGCCCCAGATGTAAACTCCAGAAGTTCCATCGCCGGTATATATTGTATTGCTTGCAGAATCGCACAAATAAACAAACGGATTAATATTTGCGGTTGATGTTGCTGCAACGCTTACGGAAACTCGATACCATCCGTTTCCTATATTGCTAATCGATTTTGCTGCCGGAGAGCCTACATCGGCAATTATTGCTCCAGTACTCAGATTTACATCGACCCCAATATCAGAGCCAATTCCGCTTCCGCCAATCACAAACCTTATAAAGGTTCGTTCGCCTTGTTTAAGAAATGCGCTCCATGTATACGTTGTGCCAGAAGTCGCCGCTACCACCCCATTGAGTCTATGAGTATTTGAAGCGGTCGAATCTTCAACAAATTTGTCTGCTGTTGTCGTTCCATCTGGGCTTGCAAGGGCATTTGCAGTTATTGTTGCGCGTGTTTTGCTCCAAGCCGCATTGTCAAACTCAGCACTATATGTCACGAGATTCGTCCGCTGCTCCTCCACCAAGAACCCACGGGCAGCAAGGGTGCTGGGGTCATAGTCAAAGCGCGCAGCATTCGTCGTGGCGGTCTGAAGCGTGCCAGTGGAATCAAAATACGTTGCGTTACTGGCGCGAGTAAAGGTAATCCTGGAATCCAAACTGGAAGTGCCAATAAAATTTATCCTCAGCGTTGGATTTCTTATGGGCGAACCTCCAGGAGCGCCCAGCCCGAATCGGTTTAACTGCCACATTTATTCGCACTCGGTGACGTAAAGCGTTCCGGCAGTGGCGTTCTTGATTGCGGCAATCTTCTGTCCTGGCGCAATCTTGAAGTACTCAACGCCATAAACCGGCAGGAAGGTCGAGCTAGTCGTCGCCGTCGGATTCGAGCCAATCGCCACATGGCAGTCGGTTGTCGAAACCACTCGGATGATGTAAGTATTGATGCCCACCGCAGTCGACTGCACAGAGGCGTCGTAGGCTACGGTCTGGGCAGCGCCTAGGCCGACGCATTGCGCAATCTGGCCGTCCTTATCGCGGGCAATCTTGGTCATGTCATTTCCTTTTCTTTGACTTTCCGGCCACGCTCAGGGCGATGGCGACGGCTTGTTTTTGCGGGTAACCCTTTTTCATCTCCGTCTTGATGTTCTTGGAGATTGTTTTCTGGCTTGAGCCCTTCTTCAGCGGCATAAAATTCCTCGCAAAACTGTTTGGCTTCTCGGGCGGTTTTCCACTTACCTAGTATAACGGGAAAATCCCATTGTAGGACGCTGGGTTTCCAAAAATTCCTAATAACCACCCAATGTTTTCCTCTCCAGACCGCCATAAGGCGATGCTGACCGGGTTGGACAATCTGTGTCCATCGGTCATGCTCCTTTTTCCATATCATCGCCAAGGGCTATTCTCCAGTCTCCGATGCCTAAACAGTCCAGCGCAGACTGGTCCGTGGTCACAATGTGGACCTCGGCTTTCTGCCTCGCTATCCACTCCTCTTGGGGTTTTGTTAGCTTTCTGGCCGAAGGAGGTTTGTCCGGGTCCTTGACCTCCATCAGGAACCATTTCCCCCAAAAGCTCACCAGAAGGTCCGGGACGCCTTGGCCTACTTTATGCAGAGAAGTCACTTCGGCCCCAGCATCCCGGAGCACCTTCATAATCCGGGCATGGTTAGCGTCAGTTTTTGTTACTCTCATTCAGAAGTTCCCATTGAGTCTTGAAGATAGCCAACATGAACTTGACCGCTCGGGCGTCTGTATTCCCGTCGGCGTATTTGTCCATGCTCTCGTGGCAGTTATGACACAGCGCAGCAACGCAGTGGTCAGAGGACTTTTGCCCCATGCCTTTTCCAAGTTGCTGACTGTATATTCCAGAATAATGCGCTGGAACGATTGTGCCGTCGTCTACGCCACAAAGCTGGCATGGTAGATGTCTGATACGGTCTAGGTACTTTCTGCTCCTCCAGGGCCTCATGAGCGCCTCTGAGAGGCTTCTAGCGTTCTCCAGACATCTATTAGGACTAGCGCGGTTGCGCGTCTGGCTTTCAGTAGCTCCTTCTGGTAGACCTTCTTCTCTAGCTCCGCGTTCGCTTCTAAAGCTTCCGGGGTCTGATTAGCCCTAGCGGCTCGTTCTGCCTGAGTCCCGGTCGCCTCAAGAAAGGCTACTTCCCGGACCTGTTTTACTCGGAGTTCCGCAGCCTCCAACTGGGCGGCGGCTCTGGCATATGGCTCGTCGGAATCGCATAGAAAATTGAGGGCCTTTCCGACCCTTTCTGAATCTGGGAGGCCCATTTTTTCGCCTTCTCTGGGCAGTCAAAGACCGCCCGTATTTCTTTGTTTTCGGTCAGTGTGTATCTAGGTTGCCCGTCGACTAGGGCTTTGCACAGCTTCATAGGAGGGTTCTCGAGGAACCACTCGCCTTTCCTCGTCCACATGAGCCCACCTTCCCCGGTTAATGACCTTGTCCACCGTGTTAGGGTGGAGTTTGTACTTGACGGAGAGTGCATCGTTCGTGAGGTTCTCGGCAAGGTATTTGTACAGCTCTTCCCGCTTTTTTCTTGCATCCTGAATCTCGGGAATCAAGTCTCGGTAGGTCCACAGGGTTCTGCGATGCAGTCCTAGTCGAGTACACAGGGCCTCGTCTGAGAGATTGTCCCGAATCCATCCCCGTATCTGCGCTCGCTTCTGCCCTGCCTGCCTAAGCTCTTTAACGACGGTTTCTGTCAGGACAGCCCTCGGATGGCGCTCCCCCCTCTGAGCAAACTCATGGGCTCTTGAAAGGTATTCTTCGCGGTTCATCGGATGACCCTCAGTTTACCCATAGCTTCTTTGACAGCGGCCCTGGCGGCCTCTCTGTCGATTTCTGGGGTTTCCGGGATTTCTGCAATGCGGTGGGCTTGGGGTCGACTTTCTTTCTGTTCTGGCCAGACATCTTGCCAGCCATTGACGATGCTGCGCTCCAGCATAGCGTCCACGTTCATACCTTGTTCGAGGAATCTAGAAAGCCGGGAGAGCATTCGCTTTTCGGCTGTCTGGGTTAATGGTTTCTTGATGTCTTTGCGATGTTGGACGAAGTCCGCCCACAGTTCTGGATCTATCATTTAACACCTCAACGATTGCAGCTTCTTCTGATTGTTCCCGAGTAAGACCGCCATCGTATTGCATAATGGCTGCTCGCTCTTCCCATCTTTCCCTGAGGTTTTTATCCCTCAGGATTTCTAGTCTCAATGCTTTTAATTGTGGATTAATCATATTTTAAAGACACCCCACCCATTTTCCGGTGACAGGTCTTAAGGCTTATTTCTCCTAGCCTTACTGTCGAACAAAGCTAAAAAGCTCTGCCGGTAATCGTTCCGTATCGGGCAAGCCTGGGGTACTGGCTCGTCACCGTCGTGGCGGTCAGGGTGGGACCGTGCTCCACTCTATTTTGGTTTGCTTGCTTTACTTCCGAGCTGCGACAAGCGCGCACCTGCTAACGTGCGGAGTACGAGTCGGGGTTTGGCTGGCCCTGACTAGAGACCAACGACTAAGAAGGGAATCGGCCAGGAGGGTAGTCGAGGTCCTCTCTTCGCCAGCTAAGCTAGGCCGATGTTCAGAATATTACTGGTTCAAGCGATGTGCAACCAGTATTTTGAAACTCTCGCATTTCCTTTCTGGACAAGCTCAGAGCGGATGTCGTGTCCTGCCTTACGGAGAGCGTGTATATGGCTCCCAAGGCGCAGGCCCATACCTCGGTTAATGGCTTCCAAGGGAGTAAGCTTCTGGCCCCTCAGAAGGGCTTTCAGGACCTTTTCCCGCTGGGTCATAGCGCAGCCCCTATCGTGATGATAAGGCCCCAAAGGATTAATCCAATGACGGTTCCCATGATGATGCCCTCCAGCTCAGGATGTGCGTTTTTCATGTTTCTGAAGTTTCTCCACGAAGGCCGCCGAGGGGTTCTTGATTACCCCCTGGGCGAACTTGCATATCCAGTGGTAACTAAGCCCGGTCTCCGAACAGAGTCTAGGCCACTCTCCCCGCAGGGAGTGAACGTACTTTCTAGCTTTTTCGGTCATGCTCATGGGTGCTTTATAGCAGCATCCTACCATCTGGTCAATAGCAGGGACGCTGAGGGACGGACTTTGCTTTATAGACGTACACATGTGCACGCGCGTATACGCCGATAAGTGAAGATGCGTCCCTTGCCGTCCCTGTTTCACGGGTTAGCGAACCCGTGATTGTCGGCACAAGAAGTAATTACTTCCTGTCCCTCTGCTCAAGTTGTCACCATTGGAACAGAAATAGGGCTTGACGCAGGGTCTCGTGCTGGTAGGATAGTCCCACCAAACAGGTGAGGTTGAAATGAAAACAGTCCTAAAGTTCTTGGCGGAACTCATTTTCGCCGTGATTGTCGTGGGGTCGTTTCTTTGGGTAGGGCTGACTACCAGCCCAATCTACGGAGGTTGATATGTGGGAAGCAATGGCACGCAAGGTTCAGAAAGAAGGACGTGGAAACTGGGACCGCCTGACCCGTGACGAACAGGCGAAGCTCATTAGTGACTGGGTAGACGAAGAGGGCCGCATCGAGCTCCTTGCAGACAGCCCTGCCGACATCATCGGCATGGTTGCTGCGATGTACGCCTGTCACCCGGACGATAAAAAAACCGCGATGGCCGAACTAGGGAAGATGGTGTGTGCAACCTTGGCCGTGGCCGCGCGTCGATCAATCGAAAACAAGTGGAAAAGAAGCGAGTAATCTCATGCACGCTTTGAATTATTTACGCAAAGCAACTGCAGACTTAAAAAGTAGATTTATCCCAGGTCTTCGTTTATTTGGATTTCATTATGATGCTGATGCGTGCGAAAGCGTTATAGATTGCGCGAATCAAGCTGTTAAGTTTGTATTGCCTGATGGCGGAAGAATTTTGAATGACGAGTTAAAAGGACTTCCTGAGATTTTGCGCCTCCCTTATCCGAACGTGGTTATAGAGTATACATCCAACGAAAATGGCGGAGGCGGATTAGTAGAAAAAGAATTTGGAAAAGGCAAAACAACTCCAGCTCCAAAAAGAATTGCTGTTGCGAAAGAAGTAGACGGCTGGATAGAAATTTATTCGATTGTCATGGCTAAAATTCCTGCTGGAGATTGTTGGAGTATGATTCCATTTGCTTGCAGGGTAAGGAAAAGCGACAACCAAAGAACTAAAACTTTCCCCCTAAAAAACATCACAAACGGAAAAGCTTTAGACATTGGGGTGGTTTTGAAACCTACAGGAAGCGCAGGAATATCGCAATTTGGTAGTGAATGGGAGCGTTATGCGTATTGTGATTTGCATGATGAAATGATGGCGGTCCTTGAGTTGATTGAGGCTTTATCTTGCAAAAACATAGACCACGAACCAATGGAAGTTCGCAAGATTAACAGGGGCGCTAAAAATCGCGGGGCCATCCCGTTTGATGAATATAGGGTTCTTGTACTTAGGGAAAGCCGAAACGAAAAAAAAAATAACATTGAAAGCGGGCATCGTTCTCCGCGCGAACATTTGCGACGCGGGCACATTCGCAGGCTACAAAGCGGAGATAAAGTGTGGGTTAATTCAACGATAGTAAATGCAGGAGCAGATGGTAAAATAATATCGTTTTATGACACACGAAAAATTGCATCAATTTAAAATATGTAAATGAATATCAAAGGGATAATGTATGAGCGTGTTTAAGAAATTGTCAGAAGCAAGAGTTGAGTTTCACAGTCGGGAACTTAAGAAGTCAGGTGAGAACAAGTTCGCGGGCTATAAGTATTTCGAGCTGGCCGACTTCATCAAGCCAGCCATAGACATCTTCCACAAGCATGGGCTCTGCGCGTTTGTTTCGTTTGGCGCTGAAGCAACCATGACCATCGTGGACGTTGAGAACCCAACAGACAGGATTGTGATTTCAAGTCCGCTGGCTGAGGCCCAGCTTAAGGGCTGTCATCCTGTCCAGAACCTTGGGGCCTCGCAGACTTATCTTCGACGGTATCTGTGGGTCGCTGCGCTGGAGATTATTGAGCATGACGCCGTAGACTCCTCGTCTGGGTCGAAGGAAACCCCAGAGACTAAAGAAGGGGTGGACAATCAGAGCAGGCTCGGAGAGGTCGTCAGGGCGCTGGAAGAAGGCAATGGCTTTGCCTTGCTTGCTATATCCAAGGCTGACGATCAAGGCTACCGTTTCGCTTTTGGCCGACTGAACTCTAAGCAGAAGGCGCTGGGCCGGGAGCTTGAGCAGAAAGCCGCCATGCTTAGGATGGATTACGTCCAACAGCTTGCGGAGGCTAAGGACGCCCAGGACGAGCTTGCCTGCAATCAACTCTTCGACGAGCTGAACGTGGAAGGCAAGAAGCTGGTTTATGAAATGTGCGATGACTCAACCAAAACCTTTATCAAGGCAGTGAGGAAGAAATGAACGAAATAAGGAATGAGCGCGACAATAGTGGAGTTCTTTATAAGAATGACCGGAAGGAGCAGGACAACCACCCTGACTACCGTGGCGCGGTAACCGTTGGCGGAAAGGAGTTCTGGCTGTCCGCCTGGATACGCACCTCCAAGAAGGACGGCAAGAAGTTTATGAGCTTGGCCCTTCAAGGAAAGACAGAATCAGGGAACCGGGCTATCTCTGAATCCAGAAAGATTGTCAAAGATGAGTTTACGGATGATATTCCGTTTTAGTATTCTACTTGGTATTATCCTGCTTACGTTTGATTCAGTGAGGTGACATATGGAATTCGAAATGAGCTTTCGCGGTAAGGATGTGATTATCAACGTCCTGTGGTTTCAGCCAGCGACTAAGGGCAAAGACAGCGGACACCCGGATACTTGGTATCCGGCCGAACCCGAAGATTTTGAGTGGGAGTTCTTAGATGATGAAGGTTCCCAGATTTACTTTGATGACATGACCAGAGAGGAGGAGCGGGAAATCGAAGAAGAAATCATGCGCGTGTTCTCAGAAATGATTGATGAAGGGTACGGATATTAAAAGAGGCATTAACAACACCCCGATTGGCGAAAACCACCCGAGCGTCAAGATGACAGAAAAAGACGTTCGGGAACTTCGCAGACTCGTGGCGATGGATGTCTGCGTGAACTGTGCGGTCAAGGTTTTGGGGCTAAAGGTATCTCAGACTACCGCATGGGAAGCCGCAAACTTTATGACCTGGAGACATGTTCATGACTAATCGAGTAATAAATGAATGAGCTGGCTCTTTTCGCAGGCGCTGGTGGAGGAATACTCGGCGGACACTTGCTCGGATGGCGAACCGTCTGCGCTGTCGAGTGGGAGCCATATCCAGCAAGCATACTTGTTGCCAGACAAAATGACGGCATTCTCCCGCCTTTCCCGATTTGGGATGACGTTCAAGCCTTTGACGGAAAACCGTGGCGCGGAATTGTTGACGTTGTATCTGGAGGCTTTCCCTGTCAGGACATTTCAGCAGCCGGGCGAGGCGCTGGCATCGAAGGAACACGATCGGGAATGTGGCGAGAAATGGCGCGGGTGGTTAGCGAAGTTCGACCCCGGTTCGTGTTTGTGGAAAACAGCCCAATGCTCACTACTAGAGGAGGAGCCCGAGTCATTGCAGACCTTGCCTCGCTCGGGTATGACGCGCAGTGGGATGTTATGGGAGCGGCAGACGTTGGTGCCCCGCATCAGCGAGACAGAATCTGGATCGTGGCATACTCCAACGGTATGCGGGAACTACAACCGGAAAGGCTTGAGCAAGACCAGCGGAGATGGGTTGGCGACTGCGGTAACGAAGTGGCCGACACCTCAAGCCAGCGACAACAGGGACAGGGGCAATCTGTCCAGCGGAGCAGTTCAGCGCAGAATGGAGAAAGGGAAACAAATCTCTTTAAGCCAGTCTGTGTCGGAGAGTTCTGGCGCGTTGAACCCAACGTGGGTCGAGTGGCTGATGGGGTGGCCGCTCGGGTGGACAGACTTAAAGCCATTGGGAACGGACAAGTTCCAGCAGTGGCAGCAACAGCATTTAAGATGTTAGGCGTGGCATAATTAGGTAAACAAAAAGGGGACTACCATGATTGCGCTGACCCAATTCCAGAAGGACGTTAAATACTTCTTTGACACTATCTACCGCCCCATGCTGGCTAAGGTGACCGGGGGAACAGCAAGTCAGGGATATCGTTTCCCGACCCGCAAAGAAGCCGACGCAGAGGCCCTAGAGTGCGCCAAGCTACACGCCGGACTTCTCCGTGGACGCATGAAAGTTGTAGATACGCCCCCGGACCCTTGGAAAGAATGGCGGGGTAAAAAGACAGACCCTAACGCCGGCGTTCGCAAGCAGGCTTCTGTAGGTACTTATGTGGTTGACGAGAACGGGGCGGTCTATGACCACCGGATTAGGTACTTCATCCCTGAGCCTTTCGCGACTCAGTTAGGATTCACGAATGCTCGCTGGGCGGCGAATCTTTCAAAAGATTGGTAACAATGTCGGCAGCCATGGCACCGCAGTTGCAGCATGTCACGCGACTGTCGGTCCATAGCGCCCACATTTCGAAGCCGCATTCACCACATGCGTAGGAGCCGAATTCCTTTTTCTTTCGGCGCCTATCCTCCATATTAATTACGTCCATGAATCGACCTCCCCATAAACCTGGGATTCTTGCGAGAGCAGTCGATAAGCTCTATATGCGGCTCTCCGTCCTCCACCTCCAGAACACAGAAGCCTTCGCACCAATTCTGTGGATTGTTCTCACCATAGGAGAACTGTGGCCCGTAACGGTCAGCTAGGAAGCCGGTCTCTACACCATAAGCTACCCCGTTATAAGCGGCGTATCGGGTCAACTGGAGTCGGTGCGTGTCTCCGGTGACCATCGCAGCAGTATGTGACCGAACAGCGTTGTTGTATGCAGCGTGAACCCCAGCGTGCCACCGGTGCTTGATTACAATCCTGTCGGTGATATTGGCAGACATGGAAATCACGAAATCTGGGAAGATATCCTCTAGCTTTGTTCCTGGCAGTCCTTCAACTGCTGGGGCGTTATGCAAGAGATAACTCTCAAGCCTCCAGTCGTGATTCCCTCGGATAAGATGGCGCGTGAGCTTTTTGTTC